AGGAAATCATTCCTTCAGCAAGAACGCCAGAAAGAGCAGTGGTGCGAGCTGAGGCATCTGCAAACTTCATCACAGTTTGCTGCATCAAGTAGCCATCAACCTCCGCTGAGGTGAGTACCTGACCAACCGTAAAGTCTTTATAACCTAGACCTGCCATTTTTGCTCCTTATTTAGTAAGACAACACCGCGTTAGCGTTGTCCAGCGTTCCCTGAGTTGTTGAGTCCAAAATAAACGCCTGAATAAGTGGTTCACTGGTGAAGACCACAGTATTCCACGAACGAGGCGTTATGTCGTGGCTAATGCCCTGACAAAACAGTTCGCGTGTGACGGTTGATCCGCCTGGCATTATCTTGGAGATGTTAAGAAGTGAGAAGATTTCCATTTCAAGCGCTGCCGTGATTCGGTCATTAGCAGCAGCATCTGTATCAAAGAGGTTCAGTGTCATCGAGTCAATGCGGGTGGTGGCGTTCTTGCGAGCATTAAGCAACATCACCGCCTGGTTGTAGGCTTCCTCATCTGTCTGCACCAAGATTCCAGTGCGCTGGCCTGAGTGGATAAAGTAGGTGTTGATTGAGGTGGCATCCTGCACCTGCTGCGCCACGCCCCCTGTCCTTTGAACGACAACATCATTGACAATGAGCTGGTCATCGTATGCAAAGTCAATCTGGCTATAACCGATTTTTGTGCCGTCATCTGAGAACTCATAAGGCGTTGCATCTGCCTCTTTGGATACGGTGTCGCGGGAGTAGAAGGTTGCAGTGCCTGTCTTTTGGAAGAAGAAGCCACCAAATTCAGATTGCTCGACGGTTTGAATTGCATCCAGCAATGACCGCGAAGTTCCAGGATCGGCTTGCATTGTCGAATTGCCTGCATCAATTGCACGCTGAGATGTTGGGTAATCTGCTACATCCAGCAAGGCATTGATTCGAGCGCCGGAAAGTTGCCCCGCGCTAGTGCCAGCAACTGTTGAAATAGCGATGTTGTTAAAGAGGCGGAAGCCATCTACGCACTGCAAGGTTACGGTTGAAGTATCCTCAAAGCCACGCACAAAGTTGGTGTCATAGGATGTGATATAGCCTGAAAAGATAAAGTAACGAGTAGTTACCAGGGTGATTTCGTCTTGATAATCAGCCCACACGCGGATTTTACGCAGTGGAACAAGTTTGCCGTAATAGGGAGATGATTCATTGGAAGGTGAGAAGTCGCCGTTATCATCGCGCAAAACGATAGTTGCAGACCCTGCCTCAAACTTGTTCAGGATACGGTTTCGACCACGCTTTGTTTGTACGCGCAGAGCAATGTTTGAAACATCAACAACATCGGCTGGACTGTCGGCAAGAATTGCCTCATCAAGAAATGAGGTGGGATCATCGAGAACAAGGGGATTGCCAAAGGCAGGCCCATTTTGCCAGTCAATTGAAACACCCAAAATTGGCATTGTCATCTTATAGGCTCAACGCTTCTAGTTGAATAATTTTGCCACTGAGCTGATTTGCAAGAATTCCTTGGCGTACTGCATCAACCAGTTCTTCCTTGCCACCAATAAGGTTGCCAGTATTAACAGTCACATTGATTGCAGTTGGGCCGACAAAGCCTGGTGATCCTGGTGAAAGTGTCTGAGAACCATATTGGCTTGATGGGCTAAACCCAGAGATTGCACCGCTTGTTGGTGCGCCTGACTTGATGCCAAGCCCTGCAAGGTACTCATCGGCTGCCCTTGATGCCGCCTCTGCTGCTGCAAGTGCTGCCTCTGCATCACGAACCGCTGCCTCCGCTGCTGCCGTTGCTGCATCTGTCTCGCTGACAACTGCCTGAACTTCAGGTGAGATTGAACCAGCGCCTAGAAGAGCGAGGTACTTTTCAAGCTCAGTTCTTGCCTTATCCCAACCCTTTGCAGCATCTGCGCCGAAATCTTTATCAACCACAATGTTCTTGATGCCTGTGACCTTGGCGATGTAATCAAGCACAAAGCCTGTTGATTTGCCCCACTTAGCAGCAAGCGCATCAACTTCGATAGTCGAAATCTTGTTGTCGTTAATGACCGCCAAAATGTCGGCATATCTCTGAGCCTGAACATTGTTGGCAAACTGCGCTTCAAGCAAATCCCAAGAAGCGTTGCCGATTGCCTCAATGCCAATTGCCTGTTGCTTGAGAAGGTTGAGTCGAGCCGCCTCAAGTTGAATTGGATCGTTCTCTTTGGTGTTCACGCCATACTTAGCCAATTGAGCCTGAACTTCCAAAGCCTTCTTTTGCTCGGCGGTGAGTTCCTTGGTTTTCTTAGTTGTTCCATCAAGTGTTGTGTTCAACTTGGTGTTAGAAATAACAAAGTCTTTGTTCAGCTTCAAGGATGAGGCGTGGCTTGAATTGAGTTTGCCTGTTGCCTTTGTTACCTGCTCGGCAGCACCTGATTGTGAGTTCAAGGCAGCAGTAGCAGCAACGGCGGTCACGCCGATACCAGCAAGGGCAGCAAGTGTTGTTCCAACGCTTATGCCACCAGTTGCAAATGCGGTTGCAATCGCAGTTCCAATTGCAGTTGTTCGCAAGACAACCAAGGCAGCGGTGATTGTGTTGATTGCAACTACAAACTTTGCAACTGCACCAACGGCAAACATAGCTCCAAGCAAGACTCCAAAAGCCTTGACCTTGCCCGTGTTATCTGTGATCCATTGACCAAGGGCAACTGCTCTTTCAATGACAGTTTTAAGAGTGCCAGCAACACTGCGAAGCCCAGCGGCTAGTTCATCCTTGTTTGCATCAATCCATTCTTGGATTCGAGGCAAAACATTTGTCTGCAAATACTCGGCAAATTCCTGAACGACTGGAAGCAAAGCAAATCCAAGGGTTTCAAGAATCTCATCGTAGGAAAGTTTAAGAATACGCAAGCGACCCTCAAGGGTGTCAGCGCTAGCAGCAGCAGCGCCTCCAAAGGTATCGCTGAGGAACTTCATTGCACCATCTAAATCCTTGGTCTTGACGATGGTGTCAGAAATGCCAGGAACAAGTTTCTTCAGTGCGCCAAGGTTGCCTGTGTAAGCCTTGGCAAGAGCCTTGGAAACGCTCTCAACATTGCCATAGCCAGAGGCAGCAACATCGAGTGCGATATTCTGTAAAGCCTGAGCCTGGCTCAAATCGTTTGTTGCGTTTGTAAGGGTAATCAGCGATTGGCGAAGTTCAGTGTCTGCAACGCCGACAAGCATTTGTTGCTTGGCAATGTATCGCTCAGTTGAGGCAATGGCATCATCTGTTGCGCCGATTGTGTTGCGCAAAGAGTTGGCAAGGATTGTCTGAGATTTCTGATCCTCGATAGCAGCCTGAACTGCATCTGTTCCAACCTTGATTGCAAAGGCAGCGGTAGCAGCAGCAGCCAAGCCGAAAGCCTGAGCGCTTCTCTTTGCGAACTGGTCAAAATCCTTGCCCAGCTTGTTGATGTCTTTGCGTGCTGCCTTTGAACCCTTGTCCGAATACTGGGTGAGGATTCGTGCGACTACTGCGCCAACTGCCATCTTTTACCCCTTTTTAGTATTCAGGTGAGTTTGTAAAATTTGCTTGGCTTCTTCCAAAGCCTGATTAACATTGTGCTGGATGCGCTCTCGGTCTTTGTCCACAACCGACCAGACCACACGGGAAGCCCTGCCAAAGCGAGCTGAAAGCGTGCGCAAAAATTGAGATGAAGAGGTGCGGGCAGAATCGCCTTTTGTCTTGCGACCAGCAATTTCAAGAATTGCACCTGCCGCTGAATTGTTACGCAATGCACCTGCACTGGTGGTGTAGTCACCACGAACCCTGCCTTGCGCCTTGGTTTTTCTAATGCCAGCAATAACTTCAGATTGATTGAACCCAGGCCAACCAGCGCCTCCGCGAGTAGATGACGGGCGAAGTGCGTTGCCTTGTCGCCATCCACTCATCGGAGTTCCAGTGCCTGAACCATTATTGACCTTCGCCACGATATTTCGGGCGCTAGTTTCTGCGCTTGAAAGCTCGGAGTTGATCACTTTGTTGAAGCGTTTTACGGCATCTTTATCGAACTCTTTCAAAGCATCAAGGGTTTCTTTGATGCCCGTGAGAACGATAACTTCTTCAGCCATATCAACTCCGAGCCTTATTGCGTTGTTTGAGGTAAATCACTATTGCCTCAAGAATTCCATCGGGTGATTCTAACAAATCAAGCGGTGAAATGCCTGTTTCCACAGAGATTGCAGCAATGCTATAAGTTAGAGATTCTCTGTGGATTCTGAATTTGGGTCTGTGACAAGTTCGGCAGACTCAAGAGCATCAAGGAAGCCAGAATCAAACGGCTTCACAACCACTCCATTTTCCTGACAGGATTTCCACGCCAGCCAATAAATATGCTCAATGCGCTGATCCTCGCCAAGTAACTTGCCGAATCCCTTGCCAAACTTTTGCTCAAAGGCAACGATTGTCTTTGGTCGAAGCGGGAATGTGTTTTCATCCCCGCCCGCCAACTTCACCTTGATAAACAGTCCATCCATTTTATTTCCCCCTTAGTTGCTTACGCGGTTGTTTTAGTGATTGCGCCTGAAATCGGCCAAGTGACCGAAGCGGTTGAAAGCTCTCCGACTGCACCGTTGAGTGGAGTCCACTCTGAGATGAGTGCTGAGAATGAGTATTGCGGATTTGTTGTTGCAGTTGTGCCTGCATCTGGCTTCACCTTGATTGTGACGGCAGTTCCAAGCAAAGGATAAATGATTGACTCAACTGATCCGCTTGCGAAATCCTGGTGGAACTCGAAAGTCACTGAGTTATCCTGCAAGCCAGCAATGCGGGTCTTAGCAGTTGAACCGAATGAGGTTGTCTCAACAATGTCGTATGAAGTCGAAATTGAGACTGAAGCAATGTGATCTGAGAGGTCGTTTGATGTGCCAAAGATTACTGAGGCATTTGTGAGAACGATGCGTGCCATTTATGAAGTCGCCTTTGTGATAGCGCCTGAGATAGGCCAAGTGACAGATGCAGTTGAGAGTTCGCCAACCGCACCGTTAAGAGGTGTCCACTCAGAAACAAGTGCGCTGAATGAGTAAGTTGGGTTTGTTGCGCCGACTGCACTTGATGTTGGCTGAACAACGATTGAAGTGACTGTTCCAACAAGGCTTGAAGCGCCGTTGATTGTCGCTTCCACAGATGAAGAAGCAAAATCCTGGTGGAATTCAAGAGTCACTGAGTTATCGCGCAGACCTGCAACGCGTGTCTTTGCAGTGTTCGAGAAGGCAGTTGTCTCGACAACATCTGCGCTCTCATTAAGTGTGATTGATGCAATGTGATCAGAGAGATTGACTCCGTTGATTGTCACCTTGGCATCTGTTAGGACGATGCGTGCCATTAGTTTGCTCCTTCTTCGGTCTTTGCTGGTGTTGGCTTTGCGGCTGAATCTGCAATGTGACCTGAAGCGATAAGCGCCTCAACATTGATTCCAACCAATTCTTTTTCGGTGAGTGTCTCACCCTTCTTCTTTCCACAAACCTCGAAATCTGAGGCAACTGTGTAACCCATTTTTTCTCCTTATCCCCAGATTGTGAGGCGATAGCGATATGAAAGGAAGGTGATTTCACCTTCAATGTATGTTCCTGCCTCTGCGCTAGTAACTCGCAAAGTGTTCACCGTTCCCCCAAGCGTGCGATCTCCCTCAATGGCAGTCTTGATTGAACTTGCGCCTGAACCCAAGTATTCATCAAGTTTGTTTTGCCCTGAGCGAGCATCTAAGCGTTGAACAATCACATAAACATCAAGTGATGCTTGGTCTAAACCGCGAGCATTGTCAATGTCAAATGTGAAATCTAGTTGCCCGACAATCGCGCAAGGTGGCGTTACCTTGTCGGGAATTACATCGTAGGCGCGAAGACCCGTGATGGTTTGAAGGCGTGTTTTGATTCCGTCTCGAACTGAGCTGACAATCATTACTTAGCCAGCCCAAACATCTTGCGGAATGGTCGGCAGAGAACTTCAACATCGGCATCAAGGCGAGAGGAAAGGCGAACCACTCCCATATCAGGCGCACCAGCAATGCCGAAAGGCGATTGCTTGCGGGCAAAGAGGCGGGTGGCTTGGATCAGCGTTGCCATAGCGATTTCGCTTGGCACTGCCGACCAGCCCCAAATGCCTGTGACTCGCACGCCCTGTGGAACAGATGCAGGGAATACATAAGCGCCAGATGCCAAAATGCGTGTGTACGGCCAGCCTCTGCGTGGGTTATTTACTGGCTCAACTAGATAGTCAGATGTTGAAAATACCACGCCATAGGTCTGGTCAAAGTTGGTGTCAATTGCGATTTCGTTGATGGTCACAATGTCATCAATCTGACAGTTATAGAAATCGGTTGTGGTGAAGTAGCGAGAAACATACGCCTGAGCAGTTCCATCTTTGTAAAAGAAGCGCCCTGTGTAGTCGTCAATCATTCGGCTTGCTGCCGTAATTGCAGCCTCAAGAGCTAAATCATCGTTGGTGTCGTCAATCGCAAGCGCTGCCTTGATTTCTGCAAGCGTTGCGTAGCAGTTAGTTAGAGCCACGCGTAATCCTCTTTTCAGCTTTCGGCATCACTGCCTTCTCAAGTGGGGGAATTGCAGTTGCCGTTTCTTTTGGCTTCCTGCGAAAGATTTTCTTTATGTCCAAGAGTCTTGATGCCTTTCATCAATCCAATAAGACTTTTGATGAGGTACTAGAGCGCCTGTGTTCACATAGATGGGGAATCCTAGTGCGCGAGCGCGACGAGAGAAAAGTAAATCCTCACCAATCCATTCGCCGTTGATAGGCCCATCAAAGAACCAGCACCAATCTGTTCCCTGGTGTGGGTCGGCTTCATCGCGCATCTTTTCCAAAACGCTACGGTGAACAAGCAAGCAACCAGTGCCTGCTGCTCCAATTTCAAAGACTGCGTTCTTGTCATAGTTAAACAATGGCAAGAAGCCTTCGGGTGTATCGTCAAATATTGCTGGCACTGGCTTTGGGTAAAGAGCGCCTTCAATTCCAAATCCTGCAAAAACTAGACCTGCCACAATTGGGCGGTCTTTATCGTGTGCGGTTTCAATTAACTTATCAAAAGCATCGAGTGTCAATTGTTCATCGCTATCAAGCATCAAGAGCCAGTCAGAGTCAGTTGCAAGGAACTGTTTGACTACTCGATTGCGCTGCTTAGAAAGTAAGCCTGAACCCTTAACTCTTACGAATGGGCCGAGCCGTGAGGATCGTGCCTGCACCAGTTGAATGAGGCGATAAGCAAAAGCGCCATTGACCATTCCTGGATCGCACGAACCGATTGATACTTTGTGACCTGACTTCATTTAGATTCCCCCGAATCAGTTTGGAAGTAAAGGTGAGGACAATCGGGGGGAATTGCCCTCACCTTTACAATGCTCGATTTCCCCGTTTCAAGTTGCAAACTAGGTGAGTTAGTTGCAGGTTAGATGGGTCACTTGAACCACCTTTTGAAACTGGAATTATATGATCCAAACTCGGTGCAAGCGGGTTTGGATGATGTGCGTTGCGCTCAACCGGCTCTTTGCATATTTGGCAAATCCAGCCATCTCGCTCGCATATCTCGGTTCTAAGATAGCCACGCTTTCCTTCTTCATTGGCGCGATTTCTCAGCTTCCGTTGAAGTTGGTGGGCTTTATAGTTACATTCTGCGGAACAAAATTTAGCGTCTGCTCTTCGCTCTTTTGTTATTACCGTTGAACAATGAAGGCAGACTCGCTCTTTTTTTGAAGCAATACGCTCATCACTTAATCTTTTATTTCTAGCCTTAATTTTACATTCTCTTGAACAATATGAACCAACAACGCGAATTTTTGGTAGAAATATAGTTTTACAAAATTCACATTCTGTTTCTGCTATTTCAATCAATATTTTTGATCTTGATTTATACCAAGCCCTAAAACAATCTTTGCACCAGCCATTTAATTTATTGTTGCTTTCATAAAAAGAATCTAATGCTTTTTCTTTTTTACATTTACTGCATATTTTCAAAGTTTCTCCAATTATCGGGTTGAGCCTAATTAGACCCAACCCGATAATTGTATTAGAAACTAGGTGAAAATACCTAGAACGATGGGGCGACCAATCCGGTGCCCGAAATGATTGAGGCAGCGAGTGGGTAACGCTCAGCAGATGCTGCTGCGTAACCGTACACGACTGACTTAACCTGGAGCTTGTCTGCGCCAGTTGCATCAAATGAGAGTGAGAATGGTGCGCCAGCCTGCTCCCAGAGGTGGAACTCTGGTGCTGATACGCAGTAAATCTCATCCTGGTTTGTTGCTGATCCGTATGTTGTGCCAACTGAAGCATCTGCAATGATAGGAAGACCCATCAATGAATAGCCTGAATTGCCATAACCAGCAGCACCTGCACCAGCAGCAACACCGTTCATTGCGCCGTTAGCGGCTGGAACTACGAGTGGGCGACCAGTCGAATCTGTCGCCGCGAGTAGAAATGCGAGACGGCGTGGGTGCATAATCCAGTGTGTTGGTGTTACGAAAGCGTTTGACTGGATTTGCTGAACTGCATCCGCAAGCTTTGGATAGAGAAGTGCAACTGTTGGTGTTGTTGCAGTGAATGTAATCGCATTTCCACCTGAAGCGCGAAGACCCTTAATTGTGCCTGAAGTACCTGCACCGTTAAGAATCTGAGCGTTGAGTGTTGTGTGCCAAGAACGGATAAGGTCTTGAATCACGAATGTATCAACACCTGTTCCGCGCTCAATTGCCTGGCGTGAAAGGTCTTGCTGACCTGCGATTGTGCGCACATTGATTGTGAGCAGTGTGTCATCAACATCTGTCTCTGAAACTGCATCATTCTGTGTGACCTGAACCGCTGTTGAACTTCCAGTGGTCATTCGGCTGATATTCAGGGTCATTCCGCTTGCAGGGAGTGTGTGCTTGTTTGTTGCGAAGTCAGCTGTTGGGCGACCTGCGCGAGCATACGGTGCAGCAAGATCAACGAGGTACTGTGGAATTACGAGGCCAGAAAAGTTTGATGTATCAACATCACGGCGCTCAATTGACTCTTCGCGTGTGTGACGAGCCAAGCGCTCCTTTGCAGAGTAATCTCCACGAACTTCAGCAGCATAAACATCTGAAACGAATGAAACAGATGATTCTGGTGAGTATGTGCGAGCCTCTGAAAGAACCTTTGCTCCGCCAACTGCTGCTGGCATTGCGATTGTTGCTACTGCTGCGCGAGCCTCTGTTGCCTTAGCATCTGCTTCAGCCTGAGCCTTGAACTTTTCAATCTTTGCATCGAGTGAGCGTGACTCTTCAACGAGAGCATCAACCTTTTCAGTTTCTGCATCAGTTAGGTCTGTGCGGTTCTCGGCAGCAACTGCCTCAAGAACTGCATCCATTTCGACCTTAACTGCATCACGGCGCTCAATTACTTTGTCAAGAAATGACATTTATTGATCTCCTTATGAGTTGGTTTGGTTGAAGGTGGTGGCGAGTTACGGTCACGGCGCTTGAAGGGTGTGAACTGTCGCTCCGACTTTCGATCCTCAGATTGTCTGAGGAAACTTATTTTGTGTTATTGACAATCGCTTGCGCTAGGCGCAACGACATTTTGCGAGCAGATGCCATTGGCATCACTTCGCTTGCTGGCTCTAATTCAACCTCTGGCTCTTCAACCTCAACGGCTGGAACGAGAGTATCGAGTCCAAGCATTACCTCAAGCATTGACTTTCCTTCTTCAAGGTAGTCGGCTGATTCTGAAATCTTGTCAAAGATTGCCTGCACTGCAATAAGGGATTCGCCTTCAAGAGCGCGACCTTCCTTGAGTGCCTCCATTGCGTTTTGCAAGTGTGCGCGAGCCTCAACTGAAGTTGTCGGATACGCGGGATAGGTGACGACACTGACATCGCCATCTGCAAGAGAGAGTTCGGTGAGTAGGCGCTCGGTGCGTGTCTCATTCCATTTCTGGCGGATCACACGGAAAGCAAAGCTCATCTGGTCTAAGTCGCCACGCTGAACGAGTGTGTAAAGGTCGCGACCTTCTTGAGTGTCTGCAATGACTGCATCCATCCAAAGACCGCGCTCATCTTCACGCAATGTGAGTGTGCCGTTCTTGGTGCGAGCAAGTGGCAAACCTTCGTGGTTGATAAGAAGGCGAACATCTGGCGTTTCGGTCAGTGTCTTGCGGAAAGCGCCAGGTGCGATGCGCTCAACGAATGGCAAAGGCACTGAGTTATCATTGAAAACTGCTGCATAACCTGAGAGGCGCATTGTGCCATCTTCAGCTTGGCGTGTTTCAATGTCGCGCACTGTGTATGTGCGGCGTTCGATTTTCTTGGTCATCTGACTCCTTGATTGTTCTCTATGTTAAGAGCAGGATTTCCGCATCATCTTCAGTGATGGAGAAATCAATTTGAGATGTTGCGATTGCAAAAGCCCTTCCCAATCGAGCGCTTGCAAAACTTACGATGTGGCTTGGAACTGGTGCGACTTCTTGCACAACTTGAGGTTGCACAAAGTTGGGTTGGATAAAGGCAAGACCGCCACCAAATGATCCAGCGGGGATTTCTTCCCTGCCCACCATTGCGACCAGTTCACCAAGGCTTGCATTGGCTGAAACGGTCACAGTGCCATTGGCGCTCATCTGACCAGTCAGACTACCCAATTGCGAGCCACCAGAGGTGATTACAGACACGATGGCGTTGGCGGTAGAGTAACTACCCCCGAGAGGGGCGTTCGCGCCCACAATAGGCTCTGAAAGCCCTGTGGCGGTGCTTTGTAGCCCGCCAAGTGGTGCGCTACCAACGCCGTTTGAGGTGAAGGCGAAGCCTTCGCCGTCTAGTCCAAATCCCTCATCATCTAGCGGGGAGTTATCCAGCGAGAAGCGCAGGAAACTCATTGAACTAGCTCGCTACGGTCAGAGAAACTGTGAGCGCACCTGAAGCGATTGTGTAGGTATCGCCAGCGGTGTAAGGGTTGCCCGTGATTGTTCCTGAGAAGAGGAAGTTGCCGTTTGTGCTGGCATCCCAGGCGGTGAAATATGTTGCATCCTCTGAACCAGCAATGTTTGTCCAGGTGATTGCGGCATCGCTAGAAAGCCCGCCACCTGTTGCTGATCCAAAAGTTGCTGCCTTGCGAGTTGTCTCAGTCGCAGGGTTTGCAGTTCCGGCAGAGCCTGGGTCGGCGGTATGAAGTTTCACATAAACATTTGAAACCGAAAAGGCGGTTGCGTTGCCGAGGCTATCGAGGAAAGCGTTGGCGAGGTAAGTTGAAAGACCTGTCGCCATTATTCATCGCCTTCTTCGATTGTCTGCTCAATGATTTCTGAGATGCGATTGTTCTCATCACGAACCACCTTGCGAACAACGCGCTTGCGCTGCTCAACATTGGTGATGTTCACAACTGTTGGCTCGACTGTGACATTTGGCGCTTCAACTGTTACATCTGGCGCTTCAACATTCACGCGAGTTTCAGGAACATTCACGATGGTATCTGGAACATTCACATCAACGAATGAGCGAGAGTTCACTTCATAGGCTGACTGTGGGTTCACAGGGTCAATTGTTGAAATTTGCTGAAGCTGAGTTGATGGCAAACCTGTGTGCTTCATTGGGTCAATGCCGACAATCTTGAGAACTTCGGCAGGATCGAAACCGACCTGAACCAACTGAGCAGCGATTTCGGTGCGGAGTTTAAGTCCGACATCCTTTGCATCGCTTGCATCAATGTTTTGAAGTGGCACACGGAATTGGTCGCCGTCTGCAATTGGTGACATATCTTCCATCGCACGAACATCGTTGAGGCTCATAAAGCCTTCGCGCAAGCCCTTGGTGTAGGCATCAAAGCGCTCGATTGTTGTACCGCGAAGAAGGGCATCAAGATTGAAGCGAACAAATCCGTCTTGCTCAGGCAGGATTGTTGAGAACGCCTGCTCAATTCGCTCCAAGAGTGGGCGAAGTGAGTGCTGAACGAATGAAAGGTTCTGGGCTTCAACAGATGCAAAGCTCATCGCACCTGCGACTGGATGACCGAGCAAGGAAATCGGAACATTGAAAATTCGGGCAATCTCTTCAACCCCGAACTTGCGGGCTTCAAGCAATTGTGCGTCGGAGGCGTTAATTGAAAGCGGGCGGAAAGTTCCACCGCCTGTGATTACGCCAACCTTGCCAGCCTGATAAGGCCCAGCGTGAGCAGCGTTCCAATTGCGAACCAAGTCTTCGGTCTGCTCGTCTGTCATATCGGCAGGCGTTTCGATTACGCCACCAGGGTTTGCAGAGTTGCCAAAGTAAGAAGCGGCGTATGTATCAGCAGCAAGTGCGCCACCGATTACCATACGGCAAGCCTCAATTGGTGACATTCCACGAAATGCGCCAGGAAGCAAGAAAGCCGGAATGTGCAGAATCTCATCTGCCGTTAAAAGTGTAGGCAGATCGCTTGCGTGATTGCGATACTCATAAAAGATTGGCTCACCTGGTCGGCGGATAATCTTTATCTTGTCAGGATGTAGCACATAAGTTTCAATGACTTCGCCAACCTCATCACGAATGAGAAGAACGAAACCGTCACCGCGCAAGTCCATTGAAGTAATGAGTTGCTCAAAGAATTCAAGGCGAGTCTGCTCAGGGTTTGGCTTGTTAATCCAGGCAGGTGTTGATCCATAAACTGCTGCATAAGTTAAACGCTGGCGACCTCGGCGCACATAAGCACCGAATGGCAAAGATGAGATTGTGCCTGAGCGAAGGCGAACGCAGGCGTACACAGTCGAAAGGCGCATTGATGTATCTGGATCAACTAGCACACCAGCCGACACCTGAGAATCAGGGCGTGCAGGGATAAGGCGCTGATACCAGGCATCTCCCATTGAGCGCTTTTCTGTTGTGCGTAGTCGCTTAGATAAACTCATCATTCAGCCTTTTCTGTAACCCAAACAAGAAATAAACCAAGAGCGATGCACGCAATTGGGAATGAGAACGCAGACAAACCGTAAGTGATTAGGGCGATGCCTGAGATTTCTGCAATAAGGGCGAGGTCAATTCGTGGGAATTTAATCTTCATTTTGTCCATCCCTTAGATTGTAAAGAACCGCGTGACTGGCTTTGGCGGTTCGGCTGGTTGTGTTGCGCGGTCATATCCAAAAATTGAAGCAACCGCAGCATCAATCTTTCGCTTACTGCCAGCCTTTGAAACCATCACTCCACGCGATGATTGCTTGGTTACGCAGTTTGCAATGTGGCGAGCAAGTCTTTCATCTCCATCGTGTGTGAAGGATTGATTGACTACTGCCTCATAAAACTTTTGTGTGGCCGGAACCATACGATCTGCCGAGTTTGGATAAGAGACAACTGGCAAGCCCTCTTCATCGAGAACCATCATTGTTCTATTCCAGCGAGCTGGGTCAAAGACAATCTCGCGCACATTGAACCGACCATCACGGGCGGTGTTCACGATTGTTTGCTCAACCTCAGCAATTGGCGTGTGCCAACCTTGCTCTGCATCTTGTGGGCGTTCCCATAATCCAACCACCATCAAGTGAGGCTTTTCGCCACCTAGTAGCCAAGCCACCAAAGCGGTTGAGTCGTTAGAGAACGCACCGTCAAAGGCAAGGATTACTTCTTCACCGCGTTCAGGGTCACGCTCTTTATCTTCGAGCGCTTCCCAAGCCCCTGTTGGTAGCCACGCCACCGAGGTTGAAACGAAAGTGTTGATTCGCTTGGTGCGAAACTCAGCTTCAGGTGTGCGAAGAACTGCCGATTCAAAATCGCTTTCATCAACAATGTCACCAAAGCCAGGGTTTGCTTGTCGCCACATATCAGGCGACCTGTGATCACCTTCAGGCTTTTGCGGTTCCCACCAGGCAAAGAAGAAAGATGGGTCTTTGACTTCTTCCTTCACAATGCGTTGCCCGTATTGGTAGAGCGAATAGCAAAGTGAATCCTGACCGTTCGATTGCGTTTTCACGCCAGCGGTTGTGATACCGAGCAAGAGTGAATCCGCACGCGCACCGCCGGCAAGAGAAAGTGTGTTAAACAAATCCCAAGAAGGTTGTGCGTGAACCTCGTCAAAGATAACAAGTGGCGAAGGGTTCAAACCTTCTTTGGAGAACGCTTCAGCCGAAAGCACGCGATAGACCGAGCCTTTGTCTTTAAACTCAATGGCATCACGGTAAAGGGTGAACATCGCAGAGAGTTCTTCATCAAGTTCAATCATTCGCTTGGCAGTGCCAAAAACGATTCGCGCCTGTTCCTTGTCGGCAGCGCAAGAGTAGATTTCCGATCCGTTGCCACCAAGAGTTAAACCAGCAAGACCCATCGAGGCTGCAAGTGCAGACTTTCCATTCTTGCGTGCCATACCGACAAGAGCAGTTCTATGTCTAAAGCGACCATTCTCATTTCGGGCGAGAATGTGGTTTAACAATTCTTTTTGCCAAGGTCTAAGTTCAATCAGTTTTCCGGCAGGCGAGGCAACCGAATCTTTGGTTACTCGACAAACGGCTTCAGCAAATTGCGCATAGATTTGACCATCGCCTCTTGCGATGTCAGCTTCCGGAACTTCAGTCAGCCAGCGTGGAGGCCAAGCGTTATGTTCAGCCATTCTTCGCTTGCGTTGCCAATAACTCTTCGAGCTTTCCGCGAGCCTTGACTTCCGCAACCCCCAACTTTGTGCGATCTGTCGGTGTAAGTCCGAGCAGTGACAAAGCCTTGATTATCTC